GCTGAGAGCAGCGCAGGTGGCAAGCGCGGACTGCGGCCATTGCTGCCGGTGACTGGCGCTGGCGCCATCAAGACCACGGCGATCACGGCGGAATACACCTTCACCGAAGACACCGTGCTGCCCGGCACGCTGGAGATCAACTATCTGTCACTGGCGGACCGGCAGCCGTTCGTGGCGCAGGTGATCTGGCGCCAGCAGCTAGAGAGCGACATCGGCATCATCCGCACCGCTGAGGTGCGTTACAGCGGGACTGCTGAGACCGGGCCGTATGAGTCGCATGATCTCTCGACGTTCTGCACCAGCGAGGATCATGCCGTCAAGGTTGGCGCCTACATCTTGGCCAAGCGGCTATACACCACGCACACCATCAGGTTTGCAGCACGGCCGCAGGAGCACAACACGCTCATCAGCGCTGGCGACATCATCCGCGTGCAGCTGGCGCGTGACAACACCACCTACGCCAACTCAGTGCATGACTACCTCTATCAGGTGGAGCGCATCACCAAGACGCTGGCGGGTGATGTGAGCTATGAGGCCACACACTTCCCGATCGACGACCAAGGCCGCAGCCTGATCGCATTGGATGTGGCTGCTGCTGTCGGCACCGGCATCATCCTGCCAAGCGGCCGCACTGGCGTGAGCTGTGATGTGAACTCCAGCAGCGATAACACCATCCCGGCTGAGACGTTCACGGACGCTGATGGTGATGACCCGCTGGAGCTATCACCAAGTGGCGGCGGTCTGGGCTTCAACGATTCAGCGCCGACTGGCGACACCGGCAACACTGACGATGGGTTGGATGTAGCAAGTGCCGAGTATCTACCTCACTCAGTATTCCCGGCGGGGCAGCCCGTTGGCGTGGGTAGCGCACTGTATCCATTTAATGGCACCTACGGCCCGTGTGGCATAAACCAAACCGAGTCAATCACCTGGTATAAAGATGGCGTAAAGCTGGCCACCATTACCTTTGACACTTCGGGTAATCCCATCAGCTACGTGGCAGAGCCAGGGCAAAAAATGCCCACATGGCTGAACGAAACAAGCGCTGGAATACTGGTCATTGGCATTGAAGGGCAGGGCACATACACATCTGTAGTCAAGTGCTTTAACGGCTCCACTTACGGCAGCACAACTGTAGCCAACGCAGCACCTAAAAACTATAGGTACATAAGTGAGTATCTATCAGACGATCTAGCTTCATTCCCGGGCGACTACACATGGAGGCAGACTCCTTATTATTCCTATGAGTATCCCCATTGGGATAACAGTGCTTTTGGCGTAGGGTGCATTGGGCTTAATGATCCTGATGTTGGAGGTATCATCCAGTGCTCTATGAGCACTAATGGCCTTACACAACCTGGCGTGCTGCTTCGCGTAAAACAAATCGCAGAATACGACGGCTACAACTGGGTGCAGATTTACCCTTAAATCATGGCCACTTTCCCCTCGCTAACGCCAGCCACCCGTTCTTTCACGCCAGGCGAGTACCCTCACACGCCGTTCAGCACCTACAACGGCCTGCAGAATCGTGTGCGCCATAGCAACGTGATGCTCAGCAGTTCAGTGCGGCTGAGCTTCATCGCCCTGGCTGAAGCTGACATGCTCAGCATCCTCAGCCACTACCAAGGCCAGTTCGGCAGCTTTGAGAGCTTTACCCTGCCGTCCAGCATCTGGAGCGGCGTCACCACCATCAGCGACTACCAACTGACGGACTACCGCTGGCGGTACACGGACCCGCCATCCGTGGATGACGTCTACTGCGGACGTTACAACGTCGAGCTGGCACTGGAAACGGTGCCGCCTGATGGTGCGTTTGCCAGTGGTATTGAGCTGGCAGTCATCATCACACTGGCGTTTGCTGGCGCGGTCACAACCAGCGGCCTGCAGCAGAGCATCGCGATCACATTGGCAGGTGGCACGGCTTCTGTGGTTGTCGGCGGCGATTACGACTTCTCCTCATTCCTATACTGGGATGAAGACCCCTACACCGTCTGGGACTGATTCATGGCAGCTCCCAACATCAAATCAGGCAGCTCCGTCACGACAGTCACCGGCAAAACCGTGGGCTATGCGGTGACCACATCGATGGCCGCAGCGCTGAGCAATGGCGCCAGCAGCGGCAAGGTGCTGAAGATCAACAGCGTGTACTGCGCCAACGTGGACGGTGCTGCAGCAGCTGACATCAGCCTGGAGCACTACAACGGCACCACCGGCTTCGCCATTGGCAAGACCATCGCCGTGCCAGCTGATGCCACTCAGGTGCTGGTAACCCGCGAGGCTTACATCTACCTGGAGGAAGGCCACAGCCTCCGCGCACAGGCCAGCGCTGCCAGCGACCTGGAACTGGTCATCAGCTACGAGGACATCAGCTGATGCTCGGCTTCAATGGCGGATTGATGGGCGTCAGGCGCACGCCGACAGGCAGCGCAGCTTCGGGACTGTGGTTTCAGAATGAGCAGAGCGTGGCCAAGAGGGCGGCGATTTGGCCAAGCAGCAGCGCAATCGCCGGTTTGTCACCAGTGCTTTGGTATGACTTCAACGACCAATCGACTGCCACAGTAAGCAGTGGCACGATTACAGCAATTACTGACAAAGGAAGTGCGGGCCGCAATCTTACTGCCTCTTCAACTGCGCCTGCATACGGCACTGGCATAAACGGCTTGCACTGCGTTGATTTTGGCAGTGCAACCCATAGCAATTACTTACGCAATACTTCAGCAACATCTTTCACACTTGCCGAGGTTTACATTATCCAAGAAACCACGCTGACATCAGGCGCAGTTAACTACAACGGATTAGTTGGAGCCGCAAACAGCGAGACTTATAGAGCTTACATGGAATCAACTAATTTACAAATCGACGGATTCAACAGTCGCTACTTAAATGGATCAAACACAAGCAGCGGCATTACTTTGACGCAGCTACAGGATCCATGCTTAGTGCGTCTTGCCTATACCACCGCAGCCAGTATCACCAGCGGATTTCAAGTAGGCAACGAAACGACCAATACAACAGGCCGCGGGTGGTGGGGCTTTGTTGGCGAAGTTATTGCTTTCTCTGCCGCGCTTGGGAGCACTGATCGAAACACGCTGCAAACGGAACTAGCCGCTAAATGGGGCATCACGCTGGTCTAACCATGCTCTACTCCCACAACGCCACCACCCCAGCACCCCTGCCGCACCGTATCCGCTTTGCGGACGGCAGCACTCGGACTGACGCCAGCACCTTCACGCCTGACGAGCTGGAGCGTGCCGGTTACAGCGGCCCTTACGAGCGCCCCGAGTGCAACCCGAAGCTGGAAACGATCGACTGGGACGGCAGCGCTTTTGTGGTGCGTCCCTACGGCTTCGATGAGCTGCAAAAACAGCACGCCAAGATCCGCCAGCGGCGCATCGAGCTGCTGCAGTCATGCGACTGGACGCAGATTGCTGACTACGACCTCGGCGCTGATCGTGAAGCTTGGGCTGTCTACCGCCAAGCCCTGCGCGATCTGGCCGATGCTGCCAACCCGTTTGACATCACTTGGCCGCAGCCGCCTGCCATCTCGGCAGAATGAATCCATCTGAGCATCAACTATGGCCTCCCTGATCTACAACTCATTCGTTGATGACATGGCCCGTGGTGCCATCGACCTCGACACCGATACCTTTAAGGTCTTGCTGGTCTCATCGGCCTACAGTCCGAACAAAGACACTGATCTCAAGCGCTCTGCCGTCACGAATGAAGTGAGTGGCACCGGCTACACCGCTGGCGGCGTCACCAGCGCCTGCACCGTCACCAAGGACACCGCCAACGATCGCGTCACGCTCAGCTTTGCCGCTGTGAACTGGGCCAGCAGCACCATCACCGCCAGGGCTGCTGTGATCTACAAATCACGCGGTGGACTAGCAAGTGCTGATGAGCTGGTCTGCTACGTGGACTTTGGCGCCGATGTTTCCAGCAGCTCTGCAACCTTCAGCCTGGGCAGCAGCGTCATCACGCTGCAGAACTGATGGCCACCTTCCCGGCACTGGAGCCGGCCACGCGCCGCTACAGCATGGGCACCTTCCCTGTCACCGAGGAACGCGGCTTCGGTGGTGGCAGCATCCGCTTCCGGCATGGCACCACCGCCTACAGCCACATCCTTGAACTGAGCTTCGCTGCACTGACGCAAGCACAGGCCAAGCTGCTGCGTGATCACTACCGCGAGCAACAGGGCGGCTACATCGCATTTCCGCTCAGCACTGAAGCGTGGACCGGGCACACCAGCTTCACCGATCTGGTGCCAACCTCTACGCACTGGCGCTACGCCGCACAGCCGCAGGAAGATCACTTAACCGCCGAGTATGTGAACGTCACAATCAGCCTGATCAGCGTGCCAGCTGTGGTCGCCGCAGCATCTTCCGGTCTGGCCTCCACAGTCACAGCCACCCTGGCCGGTGGTACGGCGTCTAGTCCCTAAACTGGATCTATGGCGATCTCTCCCGGACTCTACAACATCACCCTGCAGCGCAGGGCGGACTATAACGTCACGCTCCAATTCAATAGCGACACCAATACGCCCATTAACCTAACGGGCTGGACTGTTGCCGCACAAGCATGGGACGAATCTCGCACCACAAAATACGCTGATTTCAGCGTAAGTTACACCAATAGAACTACGGGCACTATTGCGCTGTCGCTTACAGACGATCAGACTGCTACATTCCCTAGCACCGCCTACTACGACGTACTGCTCACGAATCCCAGCGGCCTCAAGGAGTATTACCTAGAAGGTATTATTTTCGTGAAAGAGGGATACACAGCATGATCTCCGTCAATGTAAGTGAGTCCACAAATACCGTAAATGTAACGACGGGGGATAGCGCAAGCGTTGCCGTATCTGTGCCTGAGACCACGGTGATTACAGCCACCGCGACAGGACCGCAAGGACCACCCGGACCATCTGGCGCCAGCACCGGCAGCCCCACCTTCATCCAAACAACGCAACCCAACAGCGACGAACTAGGCGGCGCAACGAAATACGCCTGGTGGGACACATCTGGTGGCGACCTTACACTTTGGATTGAGGACGGCGTCTAATGGCACTTCGTAACGCTTTTGGGGCGCTCGCTCTCGACGCCACAGTTGCCGCAATCAAAACCTGGCTGGAGGCCCGCACTGGCGCGAAGACCACCGCCAACAGCATCTCCGTCAACATCGCCAACGACCAGACCGTGCCGGTTAGCGGCAGCGTGTCAATCAGCGGCACACCAGCCGTAACCGGCCCGCTCACGGACACTCAACTCCGTGCCTCGGCAGTACCTGTGTCGGGCACATTTTGGCAAGCCACGCAGCCGGTCTCAGGCCCGCTGACTGATACGCAGCTGCGAGCTGCAGCGGTTCCCGTAAGCGGTACGTTCTGGCAGGCCACGCAGCCGATCAGCGGCAGCGTGTCGATCACAGGCACTGCTGCAGTCTCTGGCCCGCTGACTGACACCGAGCTGCGAGCTACAGCAGTGCCGGTGTCTGGCACCTTCTGGCAGGCCACGCAGCCGGTGACCGCCAGCGCCCTACCGCTCCCGACTGGCGCGGCAACAGAGACGACGCTGGCAGCAGTGAACGGGAAGCTTCCGGCGCTGGACAGCGGCCGGCTGCCGGTGGTGTTGCCGGCTGGCGGTGGCGGACTGACAGACACCGAGCTGCGGGCCACGCCTGTAGAGGTCACCAACAGCGCCCCGGCATTCATGCGTGCGGGCTTTGCTGAAGTCGGCAGCGGGATCGTCGGCAAAGCGGCTGAGGAGTTCACCCTGCTGCAGACGGGCAGCGGCATGACGGTGAACCAGTCGAGCGGGAACCTTGTCATCACGACCGGCACCACCGCCAACAGCGAAACGGTGATCCGCTCGATTGATACGTTCTCAGGTTCATTGCTGGCACGCCTAAAGGTGATCCTGTCTCAGAGGATCGCTAACCAGACATTCAGGTACGAGCTGGCTGATCTGATTGGTGAGGCGCTGTCCTACGCAATCAACAGCGCCACCAGTGTCACGGTCACTTTCCCCACCACCAACCCGTTCACAGCGGCCAATGTCGGCCAGAGCGTGCGACTGTCGCGAATCACTGGCGCCGCTGGCATCCCAGGCCGCTATGCCATTGCCAGCGTCTCAGGGCTCACAGTCACCTTCACCGTTGCAGCATGGCCGGCATCCGGTAGTGGCACCCTGACCCTGTACGGCTGGAACTACATCCAGTTGGAGTACAGCGGCACCACTGCGACCAATGCCAACTTCGACGCACAGCGCCGCGGCTGGAACAGCGGCAACACCACCGCCACGATCAACACCACTGCATCGCCTGGCCATGTTGGGCAGATCAACTTCGACGTATTCACGGCCGGATTCTCTGATGCGCTGGTGGCCAGTAACACCGGCTACCAGTGGACAAACCGAGCCAGCAGGATCGAGAACGTCCCCGACCCTGAGACGGAGTTGTACCTGTTCATCGTGGTGCAGAACGGCAGCACTGCGCCGGCCAGCACCACAACACTGACGACTAGATTCATTCAGATTGAGGATCAGGGACGGCAGAAGATCCGTGTAGCGAGTAGCGATCCTGTTGGCAGCCATGCGCTGCCGGTGCAGGTGCTGGGCGGTGCGTTGGGCACGCAGCCGGTGAGCGGCACGGTCACCGCCAACATCGGCACCGGCACCGTCGCAGCCGTCACCGCTGCCAACCTGGCGCTGCCGGGCATCATCGCGGATGTGGCCTCAGCCGCGTTGACAACAACCACGACCACGGCGGCATTCACGCCGACGTTTGGCACCAGCTACAGCGTCAGCATCCCGGTCACTGCAGTCAGCGGCACAACGCCAACGCTGGATGTGGCGATTGAAGAATCTGACGATTCGGGCACCAACTGGTTCAAGGTCTACGACTTCCCGAGGATTACGGGCACAGGCATCTACCGCTCACCGCTGATCAGGATTGTCGGCAACCGGGTGCGCTACGTGCAAACCGTGGGCGGCACCACGCCATCGTTCACCAGGGCGATCAACCGCCTGCAGAACAGCAACAGCTCCGAAGCCGTGCGCCAGCTGATCGACCGCTCGATCGTGCTTACCACGCTCAACAGCACAACGCCAAGCCTGGACACCAGGGACGCAGGCAACCGCGCCCAGCTGGTGGTCAACGTCGGCGCAATCACCACCACGGCACCAGCGCTTCAAATGGAGGGCAGCGACGACAACGGCGCCAGCTGGTACGCGATCGGCACTCCGCTCACCGCTGTGGCCAGCTCCACGGTGCAGCTGACAGTGGTGGACATCAACGCAGCGCTGATGCGCGTCAGGGTGAGCACCGCCGGCTCAGGCGTCACCGCTGGTTACGTGATGATCAAGGCGCACGACTGATGGCGCCGGAATCGCAGTCGCTAGACTGCTGATGCGACCAGTTTGCAGCTATGGCGCCCACACCGGAAGACATCACCAGCATTGCCGTAGCGCTGCTGGCTGGCTCTGAACTGCTGGCAATCGTGCCTGGCGTTCGCGCTAACAGCTGGACCCAGCTGATCCTCGGCGCACTGCGTGGCATCGCATCCCGCAAGCGGTGACTGAGCCAACGCACGGCGAGATCCTCCGCGCCATCGGCGTGCTGGAAGGCCAGCTCAAACAGCTGCTTGATGCCGCCATCTCCGACAAGACTGAGCGAAGCGGATTGGGCGTCCGCGTTGGCCGACTGGAGACGCGCATGGCGCAGGTAGTCATCCTGGCCGTCCTTGCTGCCATGCTCAGTCCTGTCATCTGGTCCGAAATCAAGAGCGCATTCAGTTATCGGCAGTCAGTGCCGCAGCACCTGCAAAGGCCATGACGCAGCTCAGGCTGGTTGATCTATTCCGTTACTTCAAGGGCCTGCCGCATCAGCTGGCGGCGATCAGCGAACTGGAAGCTGCCATCGGCCCGCGCCTCCTAAGCCGCGATCAGCCGTGGTTCAAGACATGGAGTACAGCCGGTGTGCAGACCGACCTTGCTGATGCGATCCAGATCATCAAGGAGTTCGAGGGCTGCCACCTGAGCGCCTACCCTGACCCGCTGAGCGGCGGCGATCCGTGGACGATCGGATACGGCACCACGCGCTATGGCGCTGGTGACCCCGTAAAGCGCGGCGACAAGATCAACGTCATCGAAGCTGACATGCTGCTCCGCCTTGAGGTGGACCGCATCGCAGACCGCCTGCGTGCGATCCCGCACTGGGCAAGCATGGCCGATCCGCAGCGCTGCGCGTTGATCAGCTTTGCCTACAACCTCGGCATTGGTTTCTACGGCAGTGCTGGGTTTGGCACGATCAGCGCAGCATTGCGCGATAAGGATTGGGCTGCCGTGCCAGCAGCCATGCTGCTCTACCGCAATCCTGGCAGTGCCGTTGAGGCTGGCCTGTTGCGCCGCCGTAAGGCTGAGGGCGCACTCTGGCAGAAGGGCACACCGCAACTGCAACAGCAGGGCATCCTGCTGCGTGTGCCGTATGAGGCGCAGAACGACAACGCCAGCGGTACCGGCTACCGCGAATGCTTCAGCAGCAGCGCTGCCATGGTGGCCAAGTTCTACGGCAAAGTCACCAGCGATGATGCCTACAACAAGATCCGCGCCAAGTACGGCGACACCACCGACGCGCAAGCGCAGATCAAGGCGCTGCAGTCCCTGGGGCTCAACGCGCGGCTGCGCACGAACTGCAACTCTGCGGTGATCGACACCGAGCTGGAAGCTGGGCGACCCGTGATGGTCGGCTGGCTGCATAAGGGGCCTGTCGGCGCACCTACTGGCGGTGGTCACTGGTCCGTGATCATCGGCGCAACCAGCGGCGCCTACATCCACAACGATCCGAACGGTGAGGCCGACATGGTGAACGGCGGCTACGTCAACCACACCAAAGGCGCAGGCATCGCCTACAGCCGCAAGAACTGGTTGCGCCGCTGGGAGGTTGATGGCCCCGGCACCGGCTGGGCAATGCTGGTAAGTCACGCCCCTTAGGCTAAGTACACATGGAGCCTCGTCTTGTGACTATCACATCCATTCGCAAGACGCCAGAGCTTCTAGAGCTGCGCATTCCTTACGCAGGTTTCACCGAAACAGCGACATTCCTGCTGTTGAGTGACATCCACTTAGACAACCCTAAGTGTGACCGTAAGCTGCTGAGCAAGCACCTCGATGAATGCCGAGCGCAGAATGGCCACGTTCTTATGTTCGGAGATGTGCTTTGCCTGATGCAAGGTAAGAAAGACCGCAGAGCCAGCAAAGGTGACATCCGCCCAGAACACCTAGGCGGCAATTACTTTGATCTTGTATTCAGTGAGGCGGCCGAGTTTTTCAAGCCATGGCAAGACATTATCCTCATGGCAGGCGATGGCAACCATGAAACTGCCGTAAGCAACAACCAGGAGATTGACCCATTAGAGAACGTTGTGCGGCTGATGCGCAACAACGGCAGCAACATCGAGCACATGGGTTATCAAGGCTGGATTCGGTTCAGCTTTACGCAGGACAACAACAGCAAGACCAGGCGCTGCATGTTGTTCTTCCATCACGGCGCCTGGGGCGGCATCATCACCAAAGGCACCATGGGCGGTGGCCGTTATGCCTCAATCGCTCCAGACGCTGATGTCTTGGTCAATGGCCACAACCATGAGCGCAGTGTTGTCGCCCATTCCTGTTATCGCGTCGATCAGAACGGCCGCGCCTGGGTGGAGCAGCGCTGGCACGTTCAGTGCGGCACCTACAAGGAAGAGTTTGGAGGAACCGGCGGCTGGGCGGTGGAGCGTATTGTGATGCCCAAGTCACTCGGCGGAATCTGGCTTACGCTACGACCACGCAGACGCGGAGGTGTTGAGATCACTTGCACTCCGACGACATGAGGCAATACGTCCTAGAGATTGAATACACCATCGTCGTCGAAAGCGAGGACGACGACCCTGAAACTGTTAGCGATAACTTCGTGGCGCGCCTCACTGAGTTGGCGCCATCCAACGATCACATCCTGGGCCTCTCGGTTAACGTCCTACCCATCCCGGAGTTGCGTGGATCATCAGATTGATGGCACATCTCTCGTCCCCAAGCGCTCCGCAAAGCAACGGTTCAGGCAGCAAATCTTCGAAGCATGGCAGCACTGTTGTGCCTATTGCGATGCCGCGGCCGACACCTTGGATCATGTCAAGCCACGCCACAAAGGCGGCAACACCGTCGTGAATAACCTTGTGCCAGCCTGCCGCGAATGCAACCGCAGCAAAGGCAGTGAACACTGGCGGCAATGGTTTAAGCTGCAGCCATCGTGGACGGATGAACGGCAATCTAAGATTGAAGCATGGACTGAAGATATGACACCATGACATGGGGTGAGTGGATGATGGTCAAATGGACCATCGAGGAAGAACTGCGCATCGAAGCGCAATCACGCAGCGCATTGATACATCCAGACGATAGGGATGTGCGATCATTGTGTGCCTCGCTGATTAAGCAGAATGCCTACTACACGCGACTCATTCAGCAAGCAACTGGTCACATCGCCCATCTTGAAACATCAGCGTTTCTCGGTGAGCATCAAACGAAGCCGCCGCATCGACCGATCATGGATCTGGCCAACCGCGCTGCGCGTTATGCCAAGCTCTTCAGCAATCTTGCCTTGCGTCTTTTTAGGCGCTCCTAATCCGTGGTAGCTGGCGACAATATCGCGATCCCGGTCAGCAAGGAATGACAACGCCAGCTCTAGTTGCTCGGCATATTCCATAGATAGCGAGTCATCGTAAGACTGATGCTCGTCAACGATCATGTCAACCAATGGCGAGCCATCATCCCTGACCAGTTGATCTAGGCTGCTGTGCGGTACATTTCGCATGATGTGCGATTGCAGCTCGTGCTGACTCATGCCCATCTGCTCAGCGCATTCTGCTGTTGACATCGGCCTGCCATATTGCTGCAGATGCTCACGTTGCATCTTGGCAATCTTGTACGTGGCATCCAGTACATGCTGCGGCACGCGGATCAGGCGCTCCTTGGTATCAATCGCGCGTGTAATCGACTGACGGATCCACCAGTAGCCGTAGGTGGAGAACTTGTAGCCCTTGGTGCCATCGAATAATTCAACGGCGCGGTTCAAACCGATGGCACCTTCCTGGATCAGGTCCATCAGTTCAAGGCCATTGGACTTCAGCCTGGTCACGTAGTTCTTGGCGATGTGAACTACCAGCCGCAGGTTGCAGTTCATCATGGTTTCACGCGCTCGCTGGCCACGTTTGATCGCGCGCATCTCTTCTTTGGTGCGTTCGCCTTCCATGGCTTGCAGTTCAATCATGCGCCGCACCTGGCGGGATAGCTGGATCTCCTGCTCACCAGTCAGCAGCGGAAATCGACCGATCTCGGTCAGGTAATCCTTAATGCTGTCAGTGCTCATGGTTCAGGTTGTTGAGAGGCATCTTGATCGCCCAGACTGGCAAGCCATGATTCAAGTGATTCTCTCATGGGCAAGCCTTTCGGCAGCTTGAGAAATCGACGAAGGTCAGCAATGTCGCGCACAAACACGCTGGCGCCGCTGGAGTAGGCGATGAAGTACCGGCCGTTGTGATCACGACTGGTCTCAATGAACTGATGCTGACTGAGCCGCAATGCATCACGCTTCATCGGTGTTGTCCCATTCGGGCATCAGCGTGGCGCTGAGGAACTGAGCATCAGGGCACAGCTCCTTGCTGCTGGTGATGGCGTGCGCAAGGTCACGGGCCATCAGGTGGAGCGGTGCGGCATGGCTGAATGCCACGCGGTACAGCTGGAGTGGTTTCAAGGCAACCTCAGCAGCAACGGCAGCAGGCGCACGAAGGCGGCCTTGATGCACAGCTCAACCGCTGCGCCGAGAGCGAGCAGCAGGGCGAGGGCAAGCAGGGCGTTAAGCATCGGCACCCTCCACCCCAGGCACCGGCAGCGCCCAGTGGGGGAGCCAGCGTCGTTTGAAGCGCTTATCAAGGGACGAGAGCGGCCTTAGCACCCATCTGCCGGGCTCGCTGTCGTAATCGCCAGTGTCACCCAACGGATAATCGTAAGCGGGCTCTTCGACCCATACTTCGCCATCGTCGTTTACATCCTCCGGCCCCGGCAGGCGCTCACTCACCGGCACCGGCACCACCACCGGGGCGGGCTGGGCCAGTAAGTCGCGGTATTCATCCAAGGCAGCGCTGAAGTCGTTGTCATACATAAACTCTTCTCCCATGTATCCCTTGGTTCGGTGCTTGTCCCATAGCTTCAGTTCAATGGCCTCTAGTTCCAGTTCACTCGGCCCCTGCGGCTCGGGCTGGGCCAGGGCGGCGCGGGCGGCGATGTCTTGCTCATACTCCTGCCAGCGTGGATCGTCTGGCCGGTCACACTCTTTGATCCACTGCTGCACCAGCTCCGGCGGTGGGGTAATCGAATCAGTCACAACAGCACCTCACGACAAAGGCCATGCACATAGCCATCAACGCCAACCAGGGATGATTGCCGATCGCCAGGCAGGCAGTCGCCATCATCAGCAGCCAGATCAGGTAGCCCATCAGAACACATCCTCTTCAACCTTGACGCGTGGCAGGAACTCAAACCGTTGCACGCTCAGCACATGCTTGCGGCGTTTGGTGCCGCTGTCCTTATCCTGCCATTCCTGCATCCGTAGGTTGCCAGATACAAAGATTGAATCACCTTTCTTCAGTTTGTCCACGATGATCTCAGCGGTCTTGCCCCATGCTTCAACATCAATCGCATTGTTGATGTATTCGCCGTTCTTGTCCTTGCCTTCCTGAATGCCACCGCCGAAGTTGCAGACCATAGTGCCGCTTTCAAATGCTTTCAGCTGTGGCTCGCTGATGATGCGGACAATGCCGGATGCGTAGAGACTCATGGGTTGATTGGTGTGATGGAGTTGGATTCTTCAAATGCCAGCACATCAGCCAGCGGGTACTGCACCCGCGGCGTGCCGGCTGGCGTAGCGAGGCGCGGCAGGGTCACATAGCGTGGCCCCGAACCGCGCGCACGCTGGCCTTTGATCGTGCTTGGCTTGACGCCCCAGCGGGCGGCTAGTTGCTCAGTGGTCAGGTACGGCTCAGTCATCATCAAATGCGCCTAAGTCAGCTGGTACGGTCAGCTCAGCCTCGCGGCTGAGTGCAAGCTGCATCAGCTGCTCATTCTG